GTACATTCCATGAAACAATGCTTCAAAAGACAACTCTCTACTGCATGGAGTGACATCATTCCTACACAAATAAGGCAGTTTGACATCAATTTCTTGTCCTCCTTGAGTAAACTCAATTAGGTGAGACGGCGCATTTGATATTGATTTATACTGAGGGTACTTAGTCAAAACATTCAACGAAGGGTTGTACATTTTCAACACTTTCAGCTTCACCTGTTGCTTATTATTCATCACACTTTGAAGAGTAATAATAAGCTCTCCTCTCCAAGCTCTAGTGAGTCTATGTAACAATTCTATATTGTTGGCAATCTCGACTTGAGTAGTACTCAGTCCTCCTTGGTAAGGCGATATAGGTCTAACCCATAAAAGTTTTCCCACCGTATCCGTTGTACTAACGGTTATGGTTCCTATCAACTGTTTCTTTGCAGTAATATGAGATATGGATTGTTCATCTATTGTGGTTCCAAATATAGGTGTTTTTACTATTCTGTTATAGTTATAATAAGGATCCAATTTCTCGAAAAATTGCTCGTTATCTACGGTGTTCGGAAAATTCCTGTCCGTTACTATCATTCTCCTATCCACTCTAGGGTTGTTTGCGTTGTGTAGGCCGGTCCAGCCATATAGATATTGTCTAGCGCCATCAATAGCGTCTCCTGCTATACTTTTCAAGCCATTGGCCGTTTGATCGAACAAACCACTGATGACATTTTTCACAATATCTTCAAAGCTTTCTGCCGTCCATTCCACATAACGAGGAGTGGAAACAACAGTATCCAAATTCTTAAAACATGCTTCTACTATGATAGACAAAGAAGTTGAAGAACCTGAACTCGGAGACAGAGGATTCAAGACCATGAACACTAGAGTTCCATAATTTCCATTTAAAGGAGTTATATCCAAAGACGGAACATACTGAGCTCCAGATTCTAAGTCTAGAGTAGCCATATCCGAGTTGCAATACCACGGAACAGACAAAGCTATAGGAGTAGCTTCATTTGCGTGTAAGAATCCATGAGGACCCGATAAAATTGTGTTAAGCAAAAATTTATGAGGGCCAGGTTTGAATTCTCTTGGCATTGGAGGAAGTATTCCAACTAAAATACATCCTGCGTGAGTTATAGTGCCCGCGACACTTATGTTGAGCACTAGATCCGCTCTGTAATAAGAAGCAATTTTCATCGCTGATAGTAGAGAAGGATTTGATCTAATAATATCACCAGGCATTGCTCTAACTGATCCTGGTAAAAATGTGTATCTATCTTGCGTAGACCACACAATTTCTTCAGCGAAAAATGGACGATTAACAAAAGGTTTAGGGTCCACTCTATAGGCTTCCGGAATATCTACTTCCGTGTATAGATCGGTAGCTATTGCTGGTATATCTTGTAATGCCCTTGTTTGCACTGTGGCAATCTCAGTACTAAGTGTTTGACCACTTAGATTAAAATCTTGGTTTGATTTGTCCTTGAAAGAACTATCTATATTTTTCATATTCATTGTAGCAACAATATAACATTACACGAGACTATTGTTAAATCTTCGATAGGTTAATATATAAAATTTTGCATCCTTCGCTGAGCGTAACCATACTCATTCAAACGTTAATATGCAAAAAGTTGTTGGATTTAAAATCCTAATAATCATAAAATTTTTGTTGGCATTTTTGTACATACTCGTAGCCAACATCCGAGTTTAATATTTCTTCTATTTCTTGGTCCGTATACTTTTTAACGTACGGGAAGTGTTTGTGAAAAATGTCGTATATTCTATCTCTTAACATAGGCGAATGCATATAAGCTTCTATTTGAGCTGAAATGGCTTTACCATTCATCACAACTTCGTAGTCTTTAGTTGCATCAAACCATTGTATTGAATTTAAAATTGTTTCAAGAGACAATGGACAAACTATTCTGTTCATGTATATAGAGTGTTTGAACACCCTCTTTAAATAGACGACGCTTCCCAAAGGAACTCCCTTGGTAGTTATTTCTTTTTTGTTTCCATCTGTACATTCCATGCCTAAATCGTCTGCTACACTTTTTACAGTGAAAGCATTAAAACAATCCTCTAGATCTTTAGGGGTTCCACATAGCTTGTCATCTCCCATCGCGAAATCGACGAGTCTGTTAAAATCTTCTATAGTCGCCATTTTTCCTTGTTGTTTACAACCTCTATAAAACGCCATAGCCGAAAGCACCTTATTAATCAGAGAATTAAATAATGCAGTCACCCATGTGCCCGAAGGCATTGAATGAGTAGTGGACATCACCTGATCGTTGACTAAAACTAAACCTCTAACAATAGACTTAAGAATATACGCTAAACTTTCCTTTTCTTCTCCTCTGTAAAACTCTAGAACTACTTCATTTACTGCATCTTGCATCATAGGATGAACTTTTCCGTCCCACTTTCCAAAATCACAATCAAAAACTATTCCGCATTGTTTTAGCATACCATACAACTTAGGCCAATCTTTATAGGGATTCATACCTATAGAAATTCCATTAGACCACATGTTATCTCTAACATGTAGCATCAGGTTACCCAAAGCTCTTTTCAAGTATATCATATGTTGCACTGGGATTATTCTAAAAGTTCTTGGTTTGTCTCTTTTTGCTTGCTGGCGATTTTCGTCTTTAAAAGTTTCCTTAGATATTGTGTGTTTATAACTACAAACTCCTAACTTTAAAGATTCCGTAAATTCCTTCCAGACGTTCAGAAACGTTGGACTAACGATTTTGTTGTCGTAGTCGAACAAGTCTTCCTTATTACAGTCCCATCCGTATCCATTAGAACTATCCTTTTTCACTGAAGGAAGCCTTTCGTTACCGAATATAGCTTCTTCTAGTGGTATTTCCTTAAACGTTGTCATATATTGTCTAATTACCTTTTTCCCAAATTCCAATTCCTCTTGGTCTACACATCCAACGGGCATAAATGCC